GGGAGCCACAACATCCGGAGGCATAAGAGTCAGACATTATTATTCCATAGGACCTGCCGTTGAAGAATCAGCAGCCGGTTGGGGACTAGGACTTTGGAGTGGTGTTAAATTAGGAGTTGGAGAATCGACACTTGATGGCGCATTAACCAATTCATCAACAAGTATTGTCTTAGATGATTCAGCCTCGTTCCCTGCTACAGGAACTGTTGTAATAGATGACGAGCGTATTGCGTATACTTCGAATACTTCAGGTACAGAAACTTTAGGAGGTTTAACTCGAGGATCGGATAACACGACTGCTGCAGCACACTCAGATGGAGCAACGGTTAAGAATGCATCAGATTATACGAAATGGGGTGCATCACAAACAGGAGATATTATTACAGCTCCTGGTGTTTGGACACTTGATAATTATGGAAATAAACTTATTGCAACGATTGTGGATGGTGCAACGTTTGAATGGGATTCAAATGCTGATGGAGCAACCTCTACGAGAGCTACGATTGTAGCGAATGCACCTACGGCAGCCGTAGAGACTTTAGTATCAACACCCGATCGTCACTTAGTGTTCTTCGGAACAGAAACAACGATTGGTACGACATCGACACAGGATGACATGTATATTAGATGGTCGGATCAAGAGAGTATTAATGCTTCAACATCATATACCCCTTCAGCAACCAATACCGCAGGTACACAAAGATTAGCTGATGGAACACGGATCGTGGCAGCGATTAGAGGTCGTGACGCCATTTACGTTTGGACGGATACGTCTTTGTTTGTTATGAGATTTGTAGGAGCACCTTTCGTATTTTCATTCCAGCAAGTTGGAACGAACTGTGGATTGATTGGTAAGAACGCAGCCGTAGAAGTTGATGGTGACGCATACTGGATGTCAGAAAATGGTTTCTTTAGATATACTGGTAAATTAGAATCTTTATCCTGTTGGGTGGAGGACTATGTTTATGATGATATTAATACCGTTCCTAAAAATCATATTTACGCAGGACTAAATAATTTATTTAGTGAAGTGACTTGGTTTTATCCTGGTAGTGGTGCAGCATCAAATAATAGATCAGTGACTTATAACTATTTGGATTCAACAACTGAAAGACCGATATGGACAACAAGTTCTTTAGCAAGATCTTCATGGGCGGATTCTGCAATTTTTGGCAAGCCGCACGGAACGGAATACGATTCATCAGCAACTAGTGATGCAACGGTAGGTAATACCGATGGTGTCACAACATACTTTGAACACGAAACAGGGACGAATCAAATTAAAGCAGGAGCAACGACAGCGATTGCAGCAAGCATTCAGTCTGGTGATTTTGATTTAGATCAAAGAGGTTTAGCAGGTGATGGTGAATACATGATGAAAATTAGAAGAGTGATTCCTGATTTTTTAAGTCAAACAGGCGCTGCAAGAGTGACTTTAAATTTAAAAAATTATCCAACGGACACAGAAGCGAGTTCCTCTTTAGGACCTTTTTCTGTGGATTCGGATACAACAAAAATAGATACAAGAGCACGAGCTCGTGCTATCGCTTTAAAAGTAGATAACACCAGTATTACCCAACATTGGAAGTTAGGAACTTTCAGATTAGATATTCAACCGGATGGAAGAAGATAATGGCTAGAATTGTACAGGCACTAACACAACCCGGAGAACAATACGATCAACAGCTTCAACAATCTTTTGTGAGAGATGTGGATAGTATCGTACAAAAATTAAACTCAACGTTTCAACAAGATTTAAAAGATGAATTAGAAGCCGTAAACTTCTATATAGCATAATGGCAAATACATTTGTAAATAAAAAAGCAGATTTAACCAGCAATAGCGCAACGACTCTTTATACGGTCCCAACTGCGACAACTGCTGTAATTAAATCTATTATAGTATCAGAAGATTCAGGTAATGCTGATACCATTACCGTAACGATAACAGACACAGATGACGCTGTTTTTAGCTTATTTAAGACCAAAGCTATATCAGCTAATGCAACATCAGAATTGCTCAGTCAACCTTTAGTCGTTCAGGAGAGCGAAATAGTTAAGGTTACTGCGGCTACTGCAAATCGGCTACATGTGGTACTTTCTGCGCTTGAAATTAAAAAGCGTGATGTTACAACATAGTCTTGATTTATTAGGCTAAATTAAGTAAAGATATAAACTCAGGTGAAATCCCTGCCTTTAATACAAAATAACAACATTGCAAAATTATGAACGGAACATACACTCAAAGACGTAGAACTCAAATGGCAGGCGGAGGAATCACCACTCTTCCAAGACAAAATTATGGTATTGGAAGCTGGGTCAAAGAACGAGTTCGTAAAATTATTCCAAAAGAAGTAGCAAAAGTTGCACAGGTTGCAGCTCCATTTGTTGCACCTTTTAATCCTATCGCAGGTGGTTTGATGGCAGGTTTAGGAGGATTTCAACAAACTGGCCGAATGGGTCAATCTCTTAAAAGCGGTCTAGGAACTTATGGTCTAGGACAGGCAGCGAGATATATAGGTGGAGCAGGAGTACAAAAAGGTTGGCAGAATCCTTTAAGCGCTGGATCATATAGTGTTCCGTGGGGAACGCAAACAGGACTTGGAAAAATGTTTGCTGGAGGAGCAGATGCAAGTGGAATTCGTACAGTTGCAGATCAACCTATATCCGATTTTCCATTCTTAGATAAAACTAAATATTACAAAGCTCCCGAAGTTCAAGAAAGTATGTTTCAAAAAATTACGAACTTCGTAGCAAAACCTTTTGAAAAATTAGGTGAAATGGGTAGAGGCCAAGCGATGCTTACCGTTGGTGCAATAGGAACAGGACTAGCACTCGTTGCTGACAAAATCGTTGGACCAAAAGATCCAGGCGAAACGATAGAAGAATTTAATGCAAGAAGAAAAAGCACGATGTCAGAATATTTAAGATATTATTACAAGAACGTTAATCCATTAGCTTCGGAAGAAGAAGTGGCTAACTTTGTAGCAACAAACACAAGAGAGTATAGCTCTCAAGGCGGAAGGATTGGATATAAACATGGATCCGGCTTAGGAAGTTTAGATGCCGGTGCACCAAGTATTACTTATGAAGGTGATATGAATGAAGGTGATATGAAAATGGCTAGTGGTTTTGAAAGCTACAAAGATTTTATAGAATCTACCGGCGATGAGGAGTTAATGAATCTCTACGTTGAAGGTTTAAATTCAGGAGATTTTACAAGATTATTTGAAGCATTAAAAAGAAAAGGTTATCCAGGTGATTATGCTCAAGGCGGAAGGATTGGGTATTACGGTGGTGGCATGGGATTACCAACAATCCCAGGAATACCAAGAATGGCTCCTGATGGATTAGAATATGATATGAGTCAGCATGGTGGTTTTCAGCCACTAGGCGCTCAAGAAGGTAAAGATGATGTTAAAGCTAATTTAGCAAAAAATGAATTCGTTTTCACGGCTGATGCGGTAAGAGGAGCAGGCGATGGAGATATTGAAACAGGAGCACAAAGAATGTATGATACAATGAAAAGATTAGAAGGAAGAGTAGCATAATGGTTAGAAGAATTGGATACCAAGCAGGTGGAATACAAGAACAAAGAATGTTACAGCCAGAATATATCGAGGCACTCGGTAAAACGTATGCTGGTGAGCTAACAAGACAAGCAGGAATTCCTGCAATTACAACAGCACAAGCACAACAGCCAGGTGAGACGGCTGCTCAATGGCAGCAACGTCAAGCAGAAGCACAACAATTTGGAATTAGAAAAGCAGGTATGGCAGAACTTATGCCTACTGTTGCAGGACAAGATCCTTTACAGACTGCAGCTTATCAACAAGCAACCGCTGCAGATTTTGGACTTGGAGCGTATCAACCTCATTTAACAACAGCCGCAGGCTTAACGGGACCAACTGCTTATCAAGCTTACATGAGTCCTTATCAACAAGATGTTATCGACAAAACGTTAACTGAATTTGATGTTCAGGCACAAAAAGGTTTAGGAGCTATCGGCACAGCAGCCGTTGGCGCTGGAGCTTTTGGTGGTGGACGTCATGGAATTGCTGAAGCAGAGTATCAATCCATGAGCGATAGGAACAGAGCTTTACTTCAAGCACAAATGCTACAACAAGGATACGGTCAGGCACAAGCTGCTCGACAACAAGATTATTCAAACGTTATGAATTTAGCACAACAAACACCCGCACTCGTAGGACAGCAAATTGCAGGTCTAGGAACATTGGGTGCTGGTCAACAAACTTACCAACAATCATTATTAGATGCTTCAAGAACAGGTGCGCAGATGGCGACTTATGAACCTCAACAAAGACTCGGGACTCTCGGAGCAGGGATCACGGGCCTTATGGGTGGCACAGCAGGTTTCGGGACTCAAGTAGGACCAGCGGCACCTCAGTCTAGCCCACTTGCTTCTGCACTAGGTATTGGTGCAACGCTTGCAGGTATCTACGGTATGGGAACAAGAAGATAATGGCAAGAATACTCAACAGACCTATGTTCAGAAAAGGTGGATCAGCTAACGAAGGCATTATGCATGGATTAGTGGATCGAAAAGGATACAAAGTTGGAAGTGATAACCCTTGGACAAAAGAAGCTATGGAAGCTTATAGTCAGATAGAACGACCTAGAGATACAAGTTTATCTGAAATGTTAGTTGGCGGAGGATTAAATTTAATTTCTGGTAGAGGAGCAGGTAGTGGATTAATGGCTAACGTTGCTCGATCCTTTGACGAACCTTCTAAGCAATATTTTGCAAGTGCTCGTGGAGCCAGAGACTTTGATCGTAAACTTAAAATGGCTGCTACTCAAGCAGGGCTTGAACAAAAATGGAAACTAGAACAAATAAAAGCTCAGTCTAGTCCGGACACAGCTTTATATAATACTTACTTAGAAATGGGTATTAAAGATGATTTATCTGGAGTAGAGGCTCAACGTTTTGCTGAATATCATACAACGCTAAAAGAAGAGCTACGACAAAAAGTAGGTAGTGAACGAGTCGGGGGTCTTATCGATTTTGATATGTCTGATGAAAAACAGTTAAGAAAAAGATTACCTAAACTTAAAAATAAAATCGGACACTATTTCTTTGATCCTCGCGATGGTAAAATTAAAAAATTAGTAAGTAGAAACGGTCAATTAGGTTTTGAAGAATTCAATTCAGTAGCTGATATTACAGCTGACGATCTGGAAACTGCTTCAACTAGTATGGAATCTCCATACCAACCATTAGACACAACAGCAGCTGAAGTCCCTACAGAAGAAGATATCTTCGCAAAAAGATTTCCATAGGAGGGTAAATGGCTAAATTTGTCCCATTATTACCAGAAGAGGATGGCAACGAAACTAGCTGGTACACAGCGGGCGCTGCCGGTATTGCATCAGGTGTATTAAAAGTACCTGAAGGAATATTTTCTTTAGCAGCGGAACTCATCGATCTTGGATTCGATACCAATACTGCAGCAGGTATAGAACAATTTTTTGATACCTTAAATCCTTTTGAAGAAATCGCAGAAAAACATGGAGCCGGTAAACTAACACAGGCTTTAGTTTCTATTGGAGTTCCAAGTACAGCAGGATTTAAATTAGGAAGTCGATTAGCAAAGAAAGCATTACAAGCAAGACAAACAGGAACGTCTTTTAGTATCGGAAGTAAGAACGCTGTTAAACAGATTATGAAAGCAGACCGACTCAACGCACAGGCAGGCAAAATAAGATTTGCTGCAGGTGTTGCAGGAGGAGCAGCCGGTGAAACAATGGTTGCCGACATAGAAGAGATTGGTACTTTTGGAGATATGTTTGATTCAGCACCTACAGAATTAGACCGATACAATACAGAAGGTAGAGAAGACGCTTCTAGAAAATTAATGAACAGAATTAAGTTTGGAACGGAAGGATTATTAATAACTCCTTTTGTTGGATTAGCCGCAAAAGGCGGAAAAGCTTTAGCCACAAGAGGAAAAGACCTAGCTTATAGTAATTCTAAATTTGATAGAACAGTAAATAAAATTGCTCAATTTGCAACGCCTAAAGGAAAATTAACTGAAGACTTATTTAGATCCCAAAGATTAATGGAACAGTTTAAATCTGCAGACGTTAATAGAGCCACTGAAATTGTAAGAAATTTAACTAGAGCAGTAGATAAATCTTTTCCAGAAATGCAAAAGGTATTAGACAAAACTGTAACTCCAAAAGAAAAAAAGGAATTTTATAAAAAATTAAACGAGTTATTATTTGATGGAGATATATCCAAAGGTACTTTAGATCCTAAAAAAGCAGACGCTGCCATAGAAGAGATGAGAGCTCTAGGAGTTAGTGGAGAAACTAGCGGAAAAATAATTAATAATCTAGAACAGGCAAGATCAGAATTTTCAAGACTAGTAGGGTTAACGCAAGGGAAAGAGAAAAATGAATTAACAGACATATTAAAAGATAGAATTTCAAAATATGTAGGGAATACCTATAGAATATTTGAAGACAAACCTATTCTTGGTATCTTTAATCGATACAGACCTGGGGATGAAGCAATCGGAAATGCTATTAATTTCTTTAGAGCTCAAATTGCAAAACAGGATGTCAATAGAACCGTACCTTACGATCCAAATGGAACACAATACTTTCAAGAAGCAAGACAAATTGTTAATAATCTTTTAGCAGATGCAACTAAAGTTAAAAAGGCTGAAGGACTTCCTAACATAAACTATATTAATAAAACCTTAGAAGGTAAACCTGGATCAGAATTTATAAAACAAGTTATGGAAAAAACAGGTCAGCCACCAAGAGTACTTAGAAAATTATTTGGTGAAGTTAAAGATCCTAGACTTTCTATTCTTAATGCGGCAACTAATCTATCAGCACTAGGTAGACAAACTCAATTTTTAAATGAAGTATTTGAAACTAATGCTAAACTTCAAGCAGCAGGTCAACGAGGATCTTTTTGGGCAACTCGAGAAGCAGCTGAAACTGCTACGAACGGAGTTGTCCCTATTGTAGCTGTAAAAAGTGAATTAGGTAGATTAGGGAAAGTAGCAGGAGAAGATGTAGTCAATCCTCTGCTTCCTATGTACACAACAAAAGATATTTCAGATGGCTTAGCAATCGCTAATAATATTAAAGACACGTGGCTGACTTCTTTTGCAAGAGGAAGAGAAGGAGCAAGTGTAGCAGAACAAGGTGCAAGTTTCTTATATAGAAATCTTATATTGATTCCTAAGGCCGCA